ATTTTGCATTTTACCCCCCACAAAAAATCACACACTACACCTAGCCACTCTAGCACACTCTAGCCAACAAAAAACCGCACGGCAGAACGTCACCGAACCGCACCGCCAGCCGAGCCACCGAGGAGCGAATAAAACTTTGTGCAGATTGCACAAAAAACAGTGTCGATATTTTGTGCAAAATACCGTTGAACTAATTACGATAATTTGATAGAATAAGTATATCAAATAAAGAAAGGCACACCAAGCAAGGTGTGAGTGGTGAAGAGAGATGAAATTTAGTACAATAGTCGAAAAGTACGAAAGCAAAAACAAAGGCAGAGTTATTTTTACTGTAATTGATAATGAAAATAACCGCATGAGTGATTATGAATTAGAATGTTATAACAAGCAGGATGAAGAAAGTATATGTACATATAGAATGTATTGTAATATTGATTGTAAAGTAATAAATATTACGCATGATAAGATGTGGGTCAAGGTTGTATGTGAGGTACTTTAGAAAGGTGGTGAAATAATATGATGGTTTATATCGATAATGAATATATTCAAGGATGGTATTATCAGTCAGAGGACAGGCTAATCGGTGACGGAACAAAAGACACGGCTGAAAGAATCGAAAAGGAAAGAGAGAAATAAAAAACCGCCCTACTTAATAAAGTGGGGCGGTTTTGATGTTACTGTGGAATAAATAACATTAGTGCTAATGTAAAATTAGCGTCTGTTATTTCTGCTGATTCTTCATCAAGGGTACAACTGATAGATACATTTTGGGTAGTATCATCGAAAGTCATTGTTGTTGTTAAGTCATGTGGTTCATTATTATTATCCATAAATCTAAAACTTTGATTGAATCTACCCTCATCTTTTCTTATACAAACTGGACACCATGAGCCATGAACATCGCTAGTTGTATCTCGCCCCATTTCAAGGGTAATAATACAACATGCCTGTGCCATCATCCATTTTTCCCTCGGAATATTAGCAGTCTTTCGGTTTGTTTTTAATTGTACGTTAATTATATTATTGTCATCTTTTGTCGCTATTTTACGCTCAAACTGTGCCGTTACATTTTCACCGCTTTTTAATAACCCAATATTTTCAGTATTTTCGGCAATCCTGTTATTAAACTCATTATTTTTCAAATCCTGTTTTTTACTCGTATTGCTCAACTGCGTTGACAACCCTTGTAATGAATCTTCATAACTGCTTAATGAATCCTCATAACTGCTATTTTTCTGTTCCTGTTCCGACTTAAAACTCTCGAAAGATGTTTCCAATGCTGAAACCCTTGCAAGCAAATTTTTAATTGACGTTCCTTGTTCGATTAACTGCGTTTCTAGAGTTGAAATATCCTCGGAATTTTCCGAAACCTTTCCGTTCGTGGTTGCAAGTTCCGTTTTAAGAGTGTTTATTGCATTATCTGCCGTGTCAAGTCTGCCCTTAATAGCGGAAATTTCTGCAGTAAATTGTCTGTCATTAACCTCACCATTTGCAACTTTTAACGCTAAAGCGTGTAACGATGTGTCAATCAATTCCATCGTTTCATTATAAGTTGTAAGATATGACGTTGGGTCACTGTCTTCATAAAGAGGGATTTTATAGTTTGTTGTGTAATTCATAATAATAGTCTCCTTTCTTAATCTGTATAAACAACTGCGTTGGCAAATAATAACCCTACTGCTTCTTGTTTCTGTCCTGTAATACGAATTCCAATACTACCAGTGGAAGAATTGAAGTTGATTCGCACATTATATCGAATACCGTCTACAGTGTAATTGTATTCCCTTTCGGTCGTTGTAAATCCACTGTTAAGGACGGCACTTGCTTTTTTCTCATCCGTCGTTGTTTGCATAAAGTCAAGCATTACGTGGGATTTTGTGAAATTTTCATCATTTGCAAGTCCTGTTTCAATGGTAAAATCTGCCGTGTACTGTTCTTTGCTTGTACTTGCACCAATACTGTATTTGTATGTCTTGAAAAACCTATTTCCAACCTTTGATGAAATTTCGTTATTAAAATGTTCCTGTCCTGTTGCGAACGCCATAAACCGTGTTCCTAAATCCGAAAGATTATTAGACAACGTTTTTACTGCGGTGTTCTGTGCCAGTAAATCCTCTTTTACTTTAGCTATCTCGTCAGTGTGTACACTCACGGTTGAAGAAAGTGTGGAAAGGTTTTCAATGGTACTTGATAAAGATGTTTCAAGTTCCGATATCCTTGAAGCCAGACTTTCAATTTCTCTGTCAAGTTCTTCGTCGTGTAATTCTCCGCTTTCGGCTTTTGTCTGCACGTTGTGAATAGCCGTGTCAATTTCGGTTATCGTGTTGTTATAGGTGTCAAGATAATTTGCAATGTCACTTGCTTCATAAATAGGCAAATTGTAATTTGGTGTAAACTGCATAATAAAATCTCCTTTCTTATAGGCGTTTATGGCAAAAACTGGTTATCGCATTTGATAAACGCTTAAACGCCGTTAATTGGTTCGTTAAATCGTTACTTAATTGTTTTATCTCATCTGTACTCGTTTCAACTTTTTTTGACAATTCGTTGATATTCTCATCCGTTGCGGTTGAATTGTTTTTCAATTCTGCAATGCTTTCCGTATTTTTGTTGATATTTGTTTGTTGTGTTGCCATTGTTTCATCAATTTTATTTGTCCCATCGTTTACGGTGTCCAACAACGGTTGTACGTCTGAAATTTCCCACAATGGAAAATTATAAAATTGTGTACTTTTCAACGTCAATCACCCTTTCCGATTTCTGTCAAATTGTCATAATTTTTCACGCCGTATAATTTTTTGATAAGCAAAAAGTTTGGGGCAAAGGTTGTTTCTTTTGTGTCGGCATTAAATACCTCACAGTTTTGTGTAACAATCTGATACCCTGTTTCCGTTTTCGTGATAGAAAAATTTCTTGAAACTTGTGTCAACGTGTTGTCAACCGTGTCCGTAAATGATAACTTTCCAGTAGCGACATCACATAACAAATAACATAAATTTGCATTTTTGTCGCTATAAGCAAGTAAAAACTTTTCAAAATCCTTATCCGTTGTAATATCAACTGTACTGCCTATGTCCGACACAATATCAGTATTGTAAATCAATTCGGACGTATGCAAGAATTTATCCAACATATCTATCGGTATAACGTCAATAGGCAGTATTTTTTTTGTCCAATCAAAATCATAAGCCGTTGTTTTAGCGTCCTCATACTCGCTTGCTGTAATTGTTCGCTTGTCATACTCACTTGCCGTTTTATGATTCATGTTGATTTTTTCGGCAATTTGATAACACAATTCTTTTAGTGTTATTTTTTCACCTGTCCACGGACTAAACGCCGTTTCTTTTTCCCATGTTTCAAAAATTTCAGAACCTCGAATATCGAAATTTCGCACTAAAATTTTGAGGGCGTCAAATTCCGCAACGGTAATTTGCAACGAATCAAAAACAATACAAGTAATGCCGTGTACCCTTAAATATAGATACAAGTCATTTATTGTCTTTTGCAAGTCATTCTGTCTACCCTGTGTCGGGTTGTAAACTAACGGAAATTCTTTTGTTATGTTGTCAACCCTTATTGACAATGCGTTGATTTTTTCAAGTAATTCAATTCGTGCTTGTTCGGTATAAATCCTAGCAAAATCCTTTGTTCTTTCGTCACCGTTCACGATTTCAAGATGTAAACGGTTTTCTAATTCTGATAATGTTGTCCGTATTTTTAGTATTTCAGAATCAACATATTTTTTGGTGTTTGCCGTTTTCTCATCCACATAAAGTTTCAAATTGTCAACTTTGTCAGAAACTTTTTTGTTTTCGTTGTCAACATAACTTTTTAACTCTGCAATTTCGCCGTTTACATAGTCCGTCAAGTTGCTGATTCTTTGCGATAACAAGTCAAACAATTTTTTGATTTCCTCATCCGTGTAGGCATTTGTATCTTTTTTCAGATTGTCAACATCTGCTTGTAATGTCTGCAACTGATTAAGTAACCATTGTAATTGTTCCTCGTATGATTCACACTCGCTATAGTATGACGGTAAATTATATAACGGCGGTGTTGGTCTTATCAAAGTCAATTTTTTTTCACTCCTTTCTAATGTTTCACGTGAAACATTTCAGAAAATACTGATAAACAATTCTTCCAATTCGGATATAACAAGCATATCAATATTCAAAAAAGTTTCACGATATTTTTGTAATAATTCGCTAGGCGAAATTCCTTGGTAACCTTGTTTGTTTGTTGCAAGTTGGTTATTATAGTTTTGCTTTGCGTTGCTACCGTATGTAATTTTGTTTTGACTGTTGAAAGTGTTTTTGCTTTCCAGTTCGTTTGTTAGTTTTCCTTTCGTATCGTGTGCCGTAACAATTGCTCCGCTTTGTATGGATTCGTCCGAGCCTGTCTTTCCTTTTGTTCCTTTGACAGTTCCAACTGTACTATCTGTACCGCCTTGTGTAACAGTGTTTGAATTTGTATTTTTTGAAACATCTGCGTCACTGGCATAACTAGCGGATTCGGGGAAATTTGCTGATAACATTCCTTGTGGCGTGTCGCTATGCACTCGTTTACTGGAATCTGTTCCTTGCGTTGTCGTTGTCTGCCCATGCGTAACATCATTTGTTGTTGACGTGTTTTCATTTTCCGAACTTCCATAAGTCGTTTTATTTTTTACATCCTCGAATGTTTGCCTATCTGTTCCGCTTTGTTCGTTTGTCTGCGTTCCTGTGTCTTTGCGTGTTGTATCTCCAGTTTGCTTGTTAGAATCTTCTCCTGTTTTTTCTAAAAGGTCATTGCCTGTCTTTTTGCTTATTTCATCATAACTATAATTTGTCAACGCCGATATTTCCAGTTCTTCCGATTCGTAAAGTTGATTGTAAAACGGCATGATTTCAAACATTTTACGGTTCAATGCAAAAATAAATTGCGTCACTGTTTCATAGCCTATTTCACGGTATCGAAAATGGTTGACTATTTTTTCATTTAGTTCTTGGCGGTGTGATTCTGAAAAAATCGGGTAATGCTTTAGTCCTAAATCATACCCCATATCCAACACACGCCGTAATTGTGGAGTTACAAAAGCCATGAAATCACTCTCCTATTTCCGCAAGAAATTCTTTTCCTAGCCGTTTACCGCACCACGGTGGACAGTTCTTTCCGTTTACGTCAAAATGATAACAAACGATTTTTGCGTTTTTGCAGTATCTACGAATATATTTTATTGTTTTCCGAACGGCTCGCACTTGCGCGTCAGTATAGCCGTTTACTGCGTTACATAATTCAATGCTGACAGTGTTTTCATTCGTCAAACGTTTGTAATATCTTCCACCCTTTGTACTCTGTCTAGCACCGCCAACGGCGTAGGCAATTTGATTCATCGGGATGGACTTAATTGTTTCGCCATTTGACGATATAAAAAAGTGTGCGCCTGTACTGCTCTTTTTTGTTAGTGATGACGGGTTTTGGAAATAGTCACAATTATTTTTTGCCGTATCTCCCTTATTGCCTGTGTAGTGTATAACAATAGCCTTAATTGTTTTTCGTTTTCTTTTTCCGTGCCACCTTTTTCTATTTGCAAGTATTTTTTTCATCTTCTTCTACTCCTTTCCGCAACTGGTATAAGCAGTTTTTTAATTTTTTTGGTATCGGTATAATTTTTCCACATATTTCCAAAATTGAAATACTTTCGTTGATGGAAAAGAAAATAATTGTAAATGCTCGAAAACTTTCTTGCCCTGTCATTCGGTCAATTTGATAAGACAACCCAACAAGCATAATTGACACGCATTTTTTTATCAATCCTTTCCAACAAATACTAGATGATAATTTTTTGAAATAAATTCCCTCAACCAAAATACCGCATATCATATCCATTGACATAAGTATCAAAAGTATAATAAGGGAATTATCCACCTTCCCAAAAATTCGGTTGACTAAAATACCTAAAAAACCGCCAACCACTGACAAGGGGTTACATATTTTGTGAATCCAATCCGAAACTTGTTCCATCTGTCATTTCCTCACTTTCCGTAAGATGTAAAATCTCACTGTAATCTCTAACACGCACCTCAATCGGTTGTGTTAGATATGCACTAAATTTTTCATTTATTTTTCTAGCAAATTCTTGCCTTTGCCACAAAAAACTTGCTCCACTGATTCCAACCTTTGAATTGTTCGCTATAATTTCTCCGCTCAAAAGTCTTTCTTTCTTTTCTTTCGGTGTTGTAACGCCTAGGAATTCAAGAAATTCATTCAGCGTTTTCTGTTTTAATTCATACAACTTATCGAAAATTTGCGGTACTTTCATATCAAAACATTTCACTTGGTTCAAATCCTCAAAATTTCGATAGGTATACAGAAAAGGTAAACCGCCCTCAAATTGTTCCATAAGGTTTTTGACGGATAACTTTTGACTTTCGGGAGCGGATACCATAATCGGAAATTTTTGTAAATCTACATTGCTCCATATTCCCATTTCCAATTTTTGTAGTCTTGTTGCAAACATGTCGCAAACATCAAAAGTAGGCATTGTTACTGGATTGTTCAACCCATAAACACAATTATCAGCGTCCACATAGTCGGAAAAAACTACGTTATAACCAGTGTATCCTGTAAAATAATTATACATATCCATGTTATTTGACGGATTCGCACGGGTGTTGATAAGCGCCCCGTCCTTAACATATGCCAAGGCACGCCCATCTTCAAAAAATGCCAACTCTAAAAATCGGTCATTCATGCTATCGGGTAATTTCCATTCAAAGATTGACATTGCTATATTTTTCAACCACGCAAAATAAAACGAATATATTACTTGCCAACGTTGCGCTTGCTCCTTGTTCTTGTCTTTTTTTCTGCTCAAATTTAACTCACCTCATTTCTTTGAGAATAATCGTAAATCGTGCTAGGATTGTGCCAAAAAGTTATCCCATTTACAAGGTCACGTTTTATCTTTGCTAAATCTTCTTGTGGTATGTCTGCATATACATTTACTTGCGAACATCGTACATAATTCCAATTTGGGCGTCCCGTGATGTTTGGCTTTTTTAACTGGTTCACTTGGTAACCGAAAGCACTGAAAAACTGGTCAATAGCCTTTATTTGGTCTTTCTTGGCGTTTTTGATGTAAAATCTAGGTGCGATATTTCCATTCACAACGGATATATCACTTGCTCCACCGATTCCGCTAACATTCGGGGCGGTCATTTGGTGCATTTTTTCAAGGTTTTTTTCTGCCATTTCTGCACTTTTGACGTTTGTGTATAGGGAATCAATACTGCCGACTTGCGATGTTCCATAACTTGCAATGTCAGAGCCTGTTCCCTCGCCTTGCATACTCATTCCCAACAAAGACGCCCCGCCTGTCAATATACCGCCAACTGTCACACGTGTTTGGGACATTATTCTGTTCATGTTTTGGTTTCGCAAATTCATTTCTTGCTGACGATAATAAGCATTTTGGTTCGTTGTGTATGGCATTTCGGGGTATGTTTGGGAGTTAAATCCAAAATCGGGGTTATCTCCTGTGCTTGTTCCAACTTCATAATTGACGGGAACAAACTGTATACAGTTGTTTTCCGTAATGTGAGCATACACCGTAAATGTTATATCATTTATGTCCTTAAAGTTTTCAAAGCACAATTCTGTCCCACTGTTAGCAGAATTGCTACACACTAAATAATGGTATGGGTATGTAAAGCACTTATTATTTTTTGGAACATAACCACTTATGTTTGTATGTTCCACTGGTACGGATATGTTATCAAAAGTACTATATGACGTAGTTGTCACTCTGCTATCCTGTATTGTTAATTTATCGAATGCCAATTTTGGAATTGATGAAACAAAAACAATTCCACCGGCCAATTCATCATTGATAACTGATAACCTTGCTTGTAGTGATAATATACCAACAGTTGTGTTAGGAAAAGCAAGAATATCGCACGGAAAATAAATACCATTTGCTTGCTGTCCACCACTTTTCAGAGGATTTCCAACGGTAGAATCAATATCATATAACGTGCCAACAACGTAACCCCCAATCTGATAAGGGCTTTCATCAATTCCTATCTTTTGTAAATTATATTCACTTGGTGTAACACTTTCGGGGATGGTATGCTCCCCGATTTTGTCACTATTCACGTGTTCACGCTCAACAAAACACTGTCCATACGTTATGTCAAAAAACCATGTTTGCCACACATCAGTTTGCAAGTATAATTTTGTGCAATTAGGCGCAACATATTCTACATGGTTAATAAATGCATAAAACCACTTATCACCAAAGTTGGTGTTCTTATACATGCAATAATTCACATTGAATAACTTTTCAGCGTTCCACGGTACTCGCATAGTGTTGTCTTTTCGTTGGTAGGTGAAATCACCCTTGGAAAAACTTCCGACTACTTTTGACGAGAAATAGGCAGATTGTGCCGACTTGCTTGAAAAGGTCAAGGTGCTTTCTCCATCGTTCGCAAGCGGAACGGCTAGTAGTTTTATATCTGTTGTCGGTTCAAAATCTGCCATAGTTTTTTCTCCTTTCGATGTTTCACGTGAAACATTATTCAGCAATTGTCATTTTAATGGTTGCGTCCTCATTTCCCATTGTGAATGAATACAATCCACCGTTCACAACACTTTTCGGTGGTTCTCCGTCAAGCCCTGTGTAACTAATTGTCACCTTGCTAGGGTCAACTGCCGTTACTTTGTATGTAACAGTTTCTCCATTGTAGCCACTATTCTGCACTTCCAAGTCGTATCCCTCTGTTACTGGGTCAACAGTTGCCGTGATGGTGTGTTTAACATAAGATTCATCCAAAAAGACAACGGCATTTGACAACATAGACAAGGACAGCGTTTCAAAATGTGTCAAGAAATAGGTGAAGAAAAGTCCCTGTGCGTTCTGTTGTTCGGACACTTCAAACAAGTTATCGTAAATCTGTAAAAGAGATTCATCGCATACAACTCCAAGAATTGCGGGATTGTCAAATTCGTCGATTTCCACCACGGCGTTTCTGAAATCTGCCTGACTCATATGAAAAGCCTGTGATAATACAGCAATATTAATTGTTTGCAAGACTTCCGTACTTAAAATAATAACCTGTCTCTCTTTGTCAGACCATGTCTTGTACGCTTTCCCCTCTGCACCCTCTTGCTCAATGTACTTGTTATACTTTGTTGACGGAAAGCACATCTTCGACGATACAATATTCATTTCTCTGACAAAATTTTCAGCATTTTCTTTTGACGTGGTAGGATTTGCGATTGTACGTGTCACAAGCATATCTTTTGTTACACCAGCGTCAATTAAATTTTTGGTGTAGATAAATTCGTCAATCGAATCTCCGCTATACATAGCAGACATTACGGATGAGATAAAATCATCCAGTTTTTCCCATGATACAAAAGCAGTCTGCAACTGCTGACGACTGATAGAGATAGGGTACTGGTCCTCACGGTTAATGGTGTGGTATAATACTTTCGTATCGGGTGTTCTCCGATTCAGCGGAGTCAATACCTGTCCATCAGGTGTACGGATATATCCATCCGAACTAAAACCCTGTGATTCCACTGGATTCGTTCCGATTTCTTCCACGATTCCTCCGAGCGGTGTACTGCCTTTCTTAAATCTCGCAAGCGGATTATTATACCGCTTGTTGTGGATAAATTCAAAGCCGATACGCTGAACAAGCGTATTTACGAACATATTCCGCAACGATGAAATTTCTAAAATTGGCGTCGCATAACTGGAAATGTTTGTTCTCGTTGCCACTGGCACGGCGTTAGCAAATTCATTGCCCGCAAGTGTACGTACCGTGTTTGCCATGTTTACGGCTCGTGTTGTTTTAGATGTTGTACTGTTTCCCATTTTTTCTTTCTCCTTTCTTTTTTACATGTAGTCCGCAATGGATTTTTCAAGGATTTCCTCATCCGATTCTTCCTTTTCATCATCCGTCACAAACTCACTTTTTCTTTCTTCTTTTTCTTCCACTCTTGCGCCCTGTTTTCGCAAAAGTGCCATATTTGCATTTCGCAGACTTTCAATGTCCTCTTTCAAGTCTTTAATTTCATCGTCACGGTCAACGATTTTTCCGCTTAATTCGTGAATTTTGTCCGTAATTTCTGACACAACTTCGGTCAAAAATCCCTCATCATCTTTCTTCGTGAGAATCTCTCCGACTTTTTTCAAAAGTTCATCTTCTGCATAGGCTTTTTCTGTTTTGTTTTCTTCTGCCATTTTTTATATCTCCTTTCTTATTTTTTATATTTTGAAATCTGAAATGTTATAACAGATGTTCAATTCTTTCAAATAAATTTTTGGCTTTCGGCGAATCAAAAAATAATTGATTATAACTAAACGCTTTCTTTAATTCTGCCAAGTGATAGCATTTTCCACCACGTACAAGAATATTATTCGGCGTGTGGTCTGCTTTCATCACTGTATATGTTATCATACTTTTGTTACCATTGCAAGAAAAATATACTTCACCTTTGCAATAATCAAAATATACTCCGCAAACATTTTTTCCAATCTGCAAATTAAAGGTACATTTTGCCGTTGACGGTTTCTTTTTCAAAAAATCATCCGTTATATGAAGATTCTCATTTTCAACGGCATACTTGCCATATCGTGTTCCCTTTATAATTTTTCCAAAGCGTGTATCATATTTTGTATCTATGTATTCCACACTGGTTTTAATTTCTTGATAAAGCAAGTCACCTTGCACCCATATGCCGTTTTTCTTTACTGGTTTTTTCAACTTAAAATAATCAAAATATGGGCTATAGCCATCTGTGTTGTTGCTCGTAAAATAAACATGTACGTCACGCATACGAGCAACACTTTCATAAAATTCTAAAAACTGTGTAACTTCATCCCTTAAATAGCCGTGATATTGGTCGCTTTTGTCGATTAGGTATTCATCATAATTGATATACTTTACTTTTGGAAGTTCTACACCTTTTCCCTTTGTAAGTGCGCCGTAATACCCAATCGGTTCTTTATTTGCGTAAAAAGTGCCGCCATTTTTGCCCCCGTCTTTTGTAAAAACTATATCTTCAAAAAGTCCTTGTTCCTGTAGTGAATCAAAAAACCCTTTGCTACTTTTTGTCAAGTCCTCACGGTATCTACGCAAATAGTAAAATTGTGAACCGTCCGCAAGAAATTGTTCCACAAACATTTTCTTTAGCGAAAAACTTTTTCCGATTCCACGTGCGCCGTGTAAAAAGTTAAAAAGTGCGTTGTAACTATTTACTTGTGATATATCATAATACATGGATTCACTCAAAGTTTTCACCTCTCTTTTTTTATATCGGGTAGGCTCGCCACGTGTCACCGTGCGACAACGCCAACGGCTCGCCACCGTGACAATTTGACGTTGTCCGTGAGCCTTTTAACCCTTAAAATAATCATACTATATACATATGAATAAACTATGAATAAAATTGTAAACAATTTATGAACATCATAGTTTTATTGTGAATGGTGTATCGACTAAAACTATTCCACCCTCAACTCTTTTCATGCGGAGTTTTCCGCTAAATTCCGAACCTAGACAGAAATTTTCAAAAGTGACATTCTCATAACAAGAATCGGGCATACCCGCAACGGTTGGACATAATTCTCCGTCAATCTGCTCAAGGTAACATTTTGAACGCAAAAATTTCGCTTTTTCAAAATGACTTTCGTGCGCCCATGCTCCAAGTTTTGTGTCGTGTATTTCTAGTACTGACACGTCCGCACCTTTTTTGCAGTGGATGGAATCCGTATCACAGTAAAGCAAGTTTTTAAGACCGACTTTCTGTGCCGAGCGGATGGTATAAGAACGAGCATAGGCAGTTACAAAAGTGGCTACAGGTGTATATACTGGGTCACGATATGTCACATCAGACAAGACAAAGCCAACTTTTCCACCTAAGTATACTGGTATTTTGCTTTGCAATTTAGGATTTGTGCCGAATTTTCCATACAAATTATTGAGTAGTAATTTTGCAATCGAACGCAAACCCTTGTTCCCTGTCCGTGTTGACTCTTCTTTCATCTCCATCCAGTAGTCAATATAATTATCAAACATTCCAATATCTGACTTAAACATATAACCATCTATGTATTCAATATAAGTCACATTGTACTGTTCAAAAATCAATTCAAGGTCAACTTGTGTCAGCACCAACTCCACATCTTCTCCATTGCTACTTGTCAAATATTCCGTTGGAGAAAAAAGAAAATTCTTTTTTATCTGTATACATGGGACGTGATTCGGCTTTAATTCAAATTGAATAACAACTCGCTGTATATACAAGTCATATAATTTATGTGGTTTATACTTTCCCTTGAAAAACTGCGGAACGCCATACGGAAAACGACAACCGCTTGACGAGTGCATGCGTGATGGAAAAAGTGAATTTACATCGTAAACATCACCCTCGCCTATTATTTTATTTTTGTGCAAGGGGTTCGCCCACACAAAACCACCCTTGTATGACTGTCTACAGAAATAGTCCGTCTCCTCATCCAACAACGGAAACCATTCGGAAAAATTGCCCTTTCCAATTCTTTTTTTATAGTCATTGATGGCATTTCCACCAATTGTCATTTTTTTAAGTCCTTGTTCAAACATCTTTACAAGACTTTTTCCAACGATAACCACATCATTTTTCAAATACTCAACTTCTTCCTTTGTTAATTTATGCCCTACTTCTCGATAGGCTTTGTAGTTGATTTCTCCTTTCTTCTCAGCAAGTCCGAACGCTTTCGCCATATCATGTACGCTCATCGGCAGAATTTTCAAACTGTCATAAATTGTCACTTTGTTCGTGTATGTATTATCACGATAAAAACAAATTTCCATGCAGTAAAATTGACCTTTGTCTGATATAGTCGTTGTAAAGGTTTTTGAATCTAATTTTTTTCTATCGTCAACCCACGTATAGTCATGTTGAAAAAGCCAATTCATAATAAAATCGCCGTCAAATTTTTCATTATGAAAATACAATTTGTCATTATAATATATGGTAGCACACATTGACATAAAATCATCAATATTATTATAATACCAAAATTCATCACTCACTATATCATAACAACCAACTGCCCAAACACGACAATCATCTTCATCCGTGGTTGTTTCAAAATCACAAACGATAATTCGTTGGTTACAAGTTGCCTTTTTCTTTTTCATATGCTATTCTACGGCGTAAATTTTCTAAGTAATTTTTTCCGACTTCTTCCTCTCCGCTTTTGTCGTATACATATTCGATAACTAAATTATCTTCCTGTTCAATCCATTGACGGAACATTTCAAAGGGTACTGTGTCAACTAATTCTTTTATATCCTTTTCAAAAAGTGGTAATTTATTGTGAATTGCCGTGTAATAATTTTCCATGAATCTTTTTTCTACTTCTTCCGCATATTCTTTTGTTTGTCTCCTTTCTAGTTGTCGAATTCTAACTTCTAATTCAATTGGCGTAAATTCCTCTGCTCCTTTTCTAATCTCAAATATTTTACTTCTTTTTTTTACTCGGGGAATTCCAGTAGGCTTTCCCTCATCGTATCTTTCTACCTCTTTTATTTCTTTTATTCGTTTGTTTTCTAAATATTTCACACTTTCATAACGTGCCGTTTGTAGTTTTGTCGGTTTTGCCCCAACTTTTCCAAACTCGGGAATTATATCCCTTGCCATCAATGCTCGTGCCTGTGCTTGCACGTCTTTATAACTTCCAACGGTTTCTAGAAATTTTGCAACAGTCATTTTCTGTGGCAGATACTTGTGATACTGGATAGGTATTTTCCTTTTTGCTTGTCCAATTCTGCGATTAAAAGTTTTAACCAAATCACTAATATTTTCAAGTGTTTTTTCACTCGGTTCGTACATGCTATATCTCCCCTTTCATTTTTTTTATAGGGTGGATAGCGACTATTTGCTAACCACCCTACAGGAAGAGAGTTTATGTTCAAATTAAACTTATTATCTTTTTATACTGCTCTTAAAATCGTGGCTTTATAACCACCCTTTGTTTTCACTTTGCAAACCTCAAAAGTAACACCGTCTTTCCATGTCGGCACTCCAAACAATGCAAAAGCACGTTTGATGGAGTTGTACACTCCTTTTGAATTTGTAGCGTATGTCTTGCCATCCTTGCAGATGAGCGTAATCATGATTTTTTCTTTTTCAACTGGCTCAAAGCCGTCTTTGTTTTCTTCCTCATCTTCTGCCGTGTAGCGTTCTGCATATACGTTTACAACGGTAATCTGCTTGCCAACCATATCATCAAGACTAGCGTCAGCGTTGTTAATGGCGTTGTAAAGTTGCACCTTTTCCTCTTTTGTTTCGCATACCATACTGCAAAAAACATCGTTTTCGCTTTTCATACTAACTAATTCATTTTTACCCATTTTTAATCACCTTTTTTAACCTTTCTTTTTTACTGTTCGATAATTTCTGCGTGTGCCTGTTCAATAAAGTCATTGAGTGGCATAGAATACTTGCAAGTTGTCTTTTTTACTTCTTGCAATACAGGTTCATTTGCTACGCCTTTAGCAATAAGAATTTTTTTTAATTTGTCGTTACTATGGCGAGTACCGATAATACTTTCATGTCGCAGTTCTGACAAAGTCATTTCTCCATTTACAAAGATAGCGTCTTTGTATGAGACTTCCGTTATTGCAAGGTTGCGTGTAATAAACTTCTCCATATTATCTCTCCTTTCTATGTTTCACGTGAAACATTGTTTTTTATATTTACAAGGACTATTATAAGTTGTAATTGTGTCCTTGTGAATAACAAAATGTAAATAAACTGTAAATTATGGTTGGTTTTCAAGTAGGAATTGTTCAAATTCTTCTATTTGAAAATGCACAAAAGAACCACACGGAAGATGTTGCATTTTTATCCCTACGAATTTTTTTAATAAAAAATCTCTCAAATTTACAATATCCCTTGTAAATATCTCAAAATTTTCAAAAAATTCAAGAAAAGAATCAACCCCGCTAAAATTTTTATGAACGGATAAAGTTGCAACTTTTAAGCCTGTACGAAAATCGTAAATTTCAAATAAACAATCATTTACGGCAGTTATAGCAATATTTCCTATCTTAACCATTTGCTTTTTTTCCGCAATTATTTCCGTTGGACTTTCTCTGATTGTGTTTATTGTACAAGTTTCAATATCTCTAGTTGTCATAAAATTACACCGCCTTTCATAAGTGCTAATATAATCAATGTCAGTAAAACAAGACATAAAATACAATCTAAAACACCAAAATTGTTATCTAACAAATAAATATATTTTGCAATGTGTGAACCGTTATAATATATATCGTTTTCGTCAATTTCTAAATTACAATTATTCACCCATTCAATGAATTTATCAGCATTTACTTTTTTCTTGTTACCGTTATCAAAATATATTTTTATCATATTATAAACTCCTTTCTAATTCGTTTTGTACCACTGATAAAATTGTATACAATTTTTCCATATATGATACTGCATTGCTTTTTATTGATTTCAAAATGTTTATAACAAAAATTGTGTAAATTTTGAAATCCAGTATTGCCTTAAGTAAACAATCTTCTTTATCAGCATATAAGCACAGTGTATTATTAACTACACTATAATTACAATTGTTACACCCAACACACATTACATAAGTATCAAGTATGGTTTTGTTCGGAAAGACAATGTGAAGATTGCCTTTTCCGATTCTGTATTCATTCATTGTATCACCTCAATTCTTTCCACTGATTCAAATTCTTCAAGGTCAACAACCCAAACACTGTTGTCATCCCGAATAACGTGCGACTTAAAACTCATAACAACCATTACGCCATAATGATTAGCCATTTGACGTTCTTCGGGAATAGCAAAACGATTTTCGTGTGGTTTTGCATTTCCAAAATAATATATGTCATTGCTTTTGATAAATCTAGGATAGCCTTTCCGTATAACCCATGGTAAATCTTTGTATTTCACTTTCCTTGTTTTTATAATCATTATTATTCTCCTTTCTTAATATAGTACTCAATTAAATGATATCTACTTGAATTCATTTGACGGTGAATAATATAGCCATTTCCAAAACGTCCACTATATTCTTCAACCATTCCATCATCACTCGAACTCAAATAATCCTTTGTTGTTGCCGTATGATGTCTATAATAATCATCTGAAAACAGCACATCATACTTCGTTAATAACATCTCCTTGCCATGCTTCATTATTCTTGTATAACTAGCACAATAATAGGATTCATAACCCTCACTATCAATAATTTTATAATATTGACCGTGGTTATCAATATCATCTTTGCAAAGTGTTTTTTCTAACTCCTTAACCTCTTTATTGCTAAAAACGGCTTTTATACTGCGAATGTCTTTGGTAGCCTTATGGCTACATCTTTTTGCATAATATTTTTCTTTTCCATAAACTCTGATTTCAACTTTCATCTCTCTTCACCACTCACACCTTGCTTGGTGTGCCTTTCTTTATTTGATATACTTATTCTATCAAATTATCGTAATTAGTTCAACGG